TGGCCGTGGACTACGACGACGATGCGCCGTTCTGAGGAGGTGGGAGATGGGTGACGACAACGCAGAGATCATCGACTGGGCCGCGCTGGTGGCCAAACTGACGGTGGACGAGGACCGGGCGCAGCAACGCTATCGCGAGCACCTGGTACAGCACCTCGACCAATGGTGGGCGAGGACGTGCCTCGGGCTACCCGACCTCGACTTTGCGCGATTCGCCAACCGGGCATGGCTTTCGAGGTGCAATCCTCGCGTCATCAAGGCGGTCAAGAAGTGGCAGCCGCTCGAGCGCGTCAGCGTCGACCGCGTTAAAGCTAACGGCCTGGTCCTTTGTGGCCGCACGGGCATCGGCAAGTCGACGGCCGTGCTTGCGAGGTTGCACCAGGTCGCGAGGAAGATGCGGGATGCGACGGCGGCGGGCACGCTTGCCGTGAAATACCCTCCCAGCATCGGATGGGTGACCGAGAAGAAGCTTGTCGGCGCAGCGTTTGGTGACGAGGCCGAGCTCCAGCGCGCTCGACGTGTCGGCCTGCTGGTCATCGACGAGTTCGGTTACGCTGGTGGCGACCGTGCCGCTCGAGGCAAGACGCCGGCCATCCTCGACGTGATGAGCGAGCGATACGACCGGCAGCTTCCGACCGTCATCACGACAGGGCTACGCCGCGACGAGATTGCGGCTCGATATGGGTCGGCCATCCTGCGACGGATGTCGACGAACGCGACGGTGGTCGAAGTGCATGACGAGGAAAAGCGCGATGGCTGACGTGACGATTCGATGCCGTGAGCTGCTGAGCACGCGGTGGGAGGTGCGGTACCTCGGGACGTGCATCGGCACGTTCTACACTCGACAGGATGCGCGTCGTATGCTATCGCTGTTGCGAAGGTTCGGAGGCGAGGAGGCCAGAAGGTATTGCTTGGTGCGAATCGCAAGATACAGGGTCACTCGATGACCTGGTCGGAGTGGGTTCGCGAATACACGCGACGCCGTGTGGCATTGCCTCGAGAGGCGAGCGACATCGAGCAGATTAGGGCCGAGCAGCGCCTCGTGCGAACGATGCTGGCCGAATACCAGCTCAGGCCGTGGGCGGCACACGAAGCAGCGTGCGACAATGAGGGCGAGGTGAGCGATGGTCCCGATTCATAGCCCGAGGCAGGGTTTGACGAGGTTCTACGCCAAATCGAACCTGACGGCTGACGAGCGGCGGCGCCTGGTCGCGCTCGAGCACCGTGCTCCGAGGCTGGCGCGTATCCTTGGGGTAAGCGAGCAGACCTGTTACGAACTGGTGTCGCCGCATGGCGCGGTGCGGCCTGAGACGTTGGCCCGAGTCAGACAGCGGCTCGAGGAGCTTGGGGCGTAGCCATGGCCTACGAGAACCAGTGGCGCATCCATGTCGACCCGCGCGAGCTAGCGCACCAGCGGTCGGGCGTGGTCGTCGTGCCACCTAACCAGGATGCGTGGCCGATGTGTCGTGGCGCTCGCGTCGTGTGTGAGTGCGGGCGGGAGCTCGTGGCCGTGAGGCAACATGAGACGAGCGCGCATGTGGTGTGCATCGAAGGCGCTCGGGTCGAGGTCGACGATGGGTAGGGCGCCTGGACATACGCACCAGAAGCGGCCAGCGCTTGTTGGGCTGACGGCGGAAGAGCGGGCCGAGGTGCGAAGGCTTGGTCCTAACGCCAAGGCTATCGGCTTGGCGTTGGGCATCGGCTACACGGCTGCGGATGAGCTGCGGCGCCCGTGGGGGCTGGCGAGCGAGACCATCGTGGCCAAGGTCCGCGCAAGGCTGGCCGAGCTACGGTCCGAGAAAGCGTGATAGGGTGAGCGCATGCCGAAAATGATGATTGCAATCGGGTTGGGTAAGGGCGGCTCCGAGGACGAGGAGCTGTCCGAGTACGAGATGGGCGCTCGCGACATGCGCGACCGGTGCTGTGCGTTGGCCGAGATGTACGAGAGCGGAAAGCGGCCGTCGAAGAAGCTGAGCAAGCTCATCGACGCCATGCCGCTCGATGAGCGCGAGGAAGGACCGGCGTCTAAGCCGAGCGGCGCTGGGATGAGCGATGGCGAGGACGGATACGAGGACTGACCAAAGGCTCGACGCGGCGCTTGAGCGCGTGCGTCGTCGTGTGCGCCTTGGCGAGCGCGCCCTGGTCGAGCATGACGAGCGGGGCGTGTGCGAGGTTGAAGCGTCTGAGCTGGTGTGCCGCATCATGGCGAAGGCCCGGTTAAGTGAGCGCGAGGCCATCGTGGTGCATGACCGGTACTTCCTCGACATGGCGTTGTGGGAGGTCGGCGACACCATCGGCAACGTGGGACGTGAGCGCACGGCGCAGATTGAGCGACGGGCGCTCGAGAAGTTAAGGAAGGCAGCGAGGCTGGTATGCCACTGAAGTCGAAGGCTCAGGAACGCTACCTGTGGGCGACGAACCCTGACCTGGCGCGCGAATACGAGCGCGCCACGCCGAAGAAGGTGCGCGAGAAGCTGCCGGAAAAGGCGAAGAAGAAGCCGGCCAAGAAGTGAGGTGCAGCCATGCCCTATCCGACCAAATGCACGCCCGAGCGCGCTGAGCGACTCATTGAGCTAGTGCGCCAGGGCTCGTTTCGCGAAGCTGCCTGCGCGGCTGTCGGCGTCACGCCGAAGTCGCTCCGCACCTGGCTACAACTCGCGGACCAGGGCGACGAGCGATACGTCGAGTTTGCTCGCAGGCTTCGCGAGGCCGAGGCGCACGTCGAAAACGACTGCGTGTTCACCATCAAATCGCTTGGATCGGACGACTGGCGTGCGCTTGCGTGGTACCTCGAGAAGCGGTTCCCAAACCGGTTTGGCGACATGCGCGTTGCGAAGGTGCAGCTAGAGCGCGAGCGTGAAGCGCTGTTCGAGGCGCTGCATGCGGCGCTAACCGAGCTTGGTATGGAGGATGCGATTGAGCGGGTACTCCGAAACGTTGCAGAGCGCGGCGAGGAAGCGGCTGGCGCTGCTGGAAGCGGCGCGGCGCCAGCGCACTGAGGCCGGAGGGCTTACGCTGGAGCGCATGTTGACGAGCCCTAACGGGTTCGGGCTATCGAGCGCGACGCCGCTACAGCAGGCCATCTGCCGCATCGCTGACGGTCGACCGCTCGACGGCCTAGAGCGCGTGCCGCTTCTTGCAAACGCCTCGGAGTATGCCGCCGACATTCGCGAACGCGCGACGCTGAGCTGGTCGCTGGGCGAGGCGAAGCGGCTACCATCCTCGAGGCCGGCTGAGCTGTACATCGTGGGGCCTATCCGCTCGGGAAAGTCCCTCATGACGGCGGCGGTCAGCGTATGCGCGACGCAGCGATGCGACCTCGGGCTACTCGGACCGGGCGAGGTGCCGCGCGTCTCGGTCGTATCGCTGACGACGGACCTTGCCCGCGTCGTTCATCAGCACGTCGTTGGCCGTGCCACGGCGTCGCCGGCCTTGAAGCGGCTTACGGTGGGCGAGGCAACGAGCGACAGCATCACGTTCCGGCATCCGACCGGAGCCTCGGTCGAAGTGAAGATTGTGGCCGGCGCTCGGGCCGGTGGCTCGCTCGTTGCGCGCTGGTCGGCCGGCGTGGTGTTCGACGAGTTTACGCGCATGACCGGTAGCGAGGATGGCGTGGTCAACTTCGACGACGCGCGCACGGCTGTTTCTGGCCGCCTGCTACCTGGGGCGCAGCTATGCGGCATCGGCTCTCCGTGGGCGCCGTTTGGACCGGCCTACAAGCTCGTGTCCGAGCACTGGCAGGCTCCGAGCCGAGAGCGTGTGGTGATTCGCGCAGTCGGGCCGGCAATGAACCCGGTTTATTGGACGCCCGAGCGTTGCGAGGAGTTGCGCCGCCGCGACCCGATGGCGTTTCGAACCGACGTGCTCGGAGAGTTCGCGGACCCCGAATCGTCGCTATTCCAGGCCGAGGACCTGGCAGCCGTGACGCGACGCGACGTGGTCGAGCTCCGGCCCGAGGCTGGCCATCATTACGTGGCAGCGATGGACCCGGCGACGCGAGCTGACGCGTGGACGCTTGTCGTGGCGACGCGCACCAAAGAGGGCAAGCTCGCCGTGGCCATGGCGCGACAATGGCAGGCTACTCGAGGTGCGCCGCTGTCGCCGGATGACGTGCTGCGCGAGATTGCCGAGGAGCTGAAGCCATACAACGTGGCGCGCGTGGCGACGGATCAGTGGGCAGCCGATGCGCTTGCCGACATCGGTGCGCGCCATGGCCTGTACCTGGCCTCGGAGGCCATCACGGCTGCGCGCAAGGTCGAGCTGTTCGAGTCGCTTAGGACCATGGTGCTCGCGCGCGACGTGGAATTGCCGCCCGTGCGTGAGCTGCTCGATGACATCCGGCGCGTTCGAAAGCGCGTGACGCAGTCGGGCATCAGCATCGAGCTACCTCGTGCCGGTGGCCGGCATTGTGACTACGCGTTTGCGTGCGCTCTTGCGCTAGCCCAGCCGGTGGGCGAACCTGCGGCATCAACTGGTCCTCTACCCGAGGGCTGGGAACAGTGGGAAGTGGACGAGGCAGACCGCCTCGCGAAACGCCTCAGAGGTGGAGACGATGACGACTCGACGACGGAACTCGACCAGTGGGACGACTGACTTGCGCGAGGTGCTCGAGGTGCTCAGGTCGTTCGGCGTGACGCGGTATCGCCTCGGTGACCTGGAGGTCGAGCTTGCGCCGCAGCAGCCGAGCCGTGCCCTCGAGGATTTTGCGACGACTGGCGTTGACGCCGAGGTGGCCGAGGATGACGACCGGTTCGATCATGTCGGCATGCGACCGCGACGCCGGGGCGAGGTGCTGTCGTGAAGCTGAAACGCGTCGTGTTCGTGCAGTCGGTCGAGGCGCCTGGCCGCTCCGACCGTGTGGCGTACCTCCAGTCGAACGAGCCCGAGCGGCGTGACTGCTACGCTCCCGACCTGTGGCTTTCGACGCTCGGGGTGCAGGCCGGCGACGAGATTTACCCGCTGCACCTTGTGCGTCGCATGACGGTCGACAGCGCGGCAGTGCTCGACGCGGTGCCGCAGCGCGAGCGGTTTGTCGAGGCGATGGCGAGCGATGGTGGCGTGCCGCGACGGCCTCGACGTGCTCCTAGGGCCGACGAAGAAAAGGCGCCGCCAGCCGGGAAGTGAACGGCCAACGACGCCAACCGCTGGGAGATGGGCACCAGCGGCGTGGTATAGATACCGCGAGGACGACCAATGAAGGCATACAATCGCTGGTGGACGGCTGACGAATCGGAGCTTGCGTCGCAGGTGTGGGGCGCAGCTCAGGCTGTCGACGTGGCGACAAGTGCCAGGCGGGCGCAGATGCTCGAGGCGTATTGCCTCTACGGCGACGAGACGGCGCTTCCCGAGAACTTCATCGAGCTCCGGGCGCAGCCGACCGTGACGCGCAACATCCTTGCGCTTGCGACCGATACCGTCATCAGCGAGATTGTGCAGGCGCGGCCTCGGCCGATGTTTGTGACCATCGGTGGCGACTGGCTCGAGCAGGACCGCGCGCGAAAGCTCACGTATTTCTGCGATGCGGAGTTTGACCAGTACAACGTCCACGACCTGGCCGAGCAGGCGGCGCGTGATGCGGCCATCACCGGCCTCGGAATCCTGCGGCCTCGACGCGACCCGGCCGACCCGCAGAAAGTGTGCATCGAGCGCATCTTCCCGCCCAACTTCTTGGTGGACGACCGGGGCGCGATTGACGTGCTCCCGAGGAGCTACTTCGTGCGGCACCTGCTCGACAAATGGCAGCTTGCCGAGCTGTATCCCGACCAGGCCGACGCCATCGAGCGCGCTCCGACTGTCGACTCGCACGCGTGGTACGCCGACGGTCCGAGGGCGCAGGACATCATCGAGGTCATCGAGGCGATCCATCTGCCGAGCAAGCCTGGCGCTGGCGACGGCCGGCATACGCTCGCCATTCGCGACGCGGTGCTGTTCGACTCGGAGTACACCTACGACGAGCCGCCGTTTTGCTTCATCCGCGCGATCAAGCCGCTGCGCCGCTTCTGGGGCATCAGCCTCGTGCAGCGCGCGGCGCCGACGCAGACCGAGTTGAACCGCGTGCTCCGACGCTGGAATGAGTCGCTGCGCTTGAACGCGACGGCATTGTGGTTCCTCTCGAGGCAGAGCCGAGTTGTCAAGGCTCACATGGTGAACCAGGTCGGCGCCATCGTGGAGTACGACGGCCAGCCTCCAACGCAGATGACGCCTGCGGTCATGCATCCGCAAGTGGCTGCGTACATCGAGGCGTGTGAGGCCCGCATCTTCAAGCTCATGGGCGCATCCGAGCTGGCGGCAACCTCGGTGAAGCCGGCTGGTCTGAACAGCGGCCGTGCGCTCCAGGTCTACAACGACGTGCAGTCGCGACGCTTCATCAGCTTCGAGCGCGCCTACGAGGACCTGTACGTGCAGCTCGCAAAGTGGCTTGTGACGCTTCATGCTGAGATTGCGGACGAGTACCCCGACCACGAAGTTGTCGTGAGCGACGGGCCGAGCCGCAAGTCGACGATCAAGTGGGGTGACATCGCAATCGAGGAAGGCCGCTACCGAGCGCGGGTATTCCCGGCTAGCGCGTTCCCAACTAACCCGGCCGCGAAGATCCAGATGATGCAGGAGATGCTCGGCGCTGGCGTCATCGACCAGCAGAGCTTCTACGAGCTTGCGCTCGACGTGCCCGACCTCGAGAGCGTCAGAAATCGAATCGTGGCGCCCATCGAACTCATCCACAAGCGGCTCGCCAAGATGCTGGTCGACGGCACGTACATGCCGCCCGAGCCGACGATGGATCTAGGCCTTGCGATGCGCGAGACGACGCTGGCAATCCAGCGCGCCGAGCTTGAGGACGTGCCCGAGGAGCGCGTCGACCTCCTGCGCCAGTTCTTGTCGCATGTGCAGCTCCTTCAGGCGCAGGCCATGGCGCCGCCGCCGATGCCTGGCCCCGAAGCTGGCATGCCTGGCGCGATGCCCGAGGGCATGCCGCCGATGCCGCCCGAGCTGGCCGGCATGCCGCCGATGATGCCTCCCGGGCCTCCCGGGATGCCTAGCTAGGAGTGAAACGAGATGGCCGACGAGACGACGACGACACCAGCGGCGCCAGCCGCACCCATCCTGCCGCCGAGCGTGGCGACCGGAAACGCTGACATGGACGCCCGCATCGCTGCGGCGTCCGACCTGTTCATGCTTGAGGAGGACGCGCCCGCTACGCCAGCCGAGGAGCCGCAAGACGCGCCCGAAGAACCGCAGGCGGGAGATGCCGAGGCCGACGGCGAAAAGGCCGTAGAGGCGGCGCCGAAGGCCAAGTCAAAGGGCAAGTCCGAGCAGCGCGAGAAGCCGCGAAACATGATGCGCGACCTTGCGGCCGAGTGGGCGACGGCTCGCAGGGCACAGGCCGCAAACCAGAAGCGCGCCCAGGAGCTCGAGGAGCGCGCGGCCATGCTCGAGCAGCGCGCCAAGGAGGCCGACGAGATCGCGCTTTACATGCAGGGTCATCCCGTGCGCGCTGTCGAGCGACTGGCTCAGAAGGCCGGCATCAGTCCGTCGGAGTACCTGCAGCGTTTGCAGATGGCCTACATCAACGGCGAGGCCGAGCAGCCGCAGGCAAAGGCCACCGACGCCGTGGCGCAGGAGCTGGCGCAGCTCAGAGCCGAGCTCCAGGCCGAGAAGCGCGCTCGAGCCGAGCAGGAGCAGCGCGCACAGTACGAGGCGCAGTTCGTCCAGGTCCACAAACAGGAAACCGAGACGCTGACGAACCTCGCAACCACCTACGCCGACGAGTTCCCGGCGTTGACGGCGCTGCCTCCGCAGGCGCTGGCCAAACAGGTCAGCGACGCCGTGGCGTGGCACTTGTCCAACGGTGTCGAGGTCGGCCGGTTCGAGGTGCTCCAGGCCGCAAACAACGCCGTCGCGCAAACCCTTGCGGAGTATGGCCTCGATGGTACCATCGGTGCACGGGCTGCCTCCGCGCCTGCGGCGCGAGCTGATAAGCGGACGGCGAATCAGGCCACGACACGGCCTCGCAACGGCTCCGGCCGGTACATCCCGAGCAACGTGGCAGCCGCCGAAACTGGCGGACCGCGACGCCCGCTGACCGTCGAGGAGCGTTTGAAGGCAGCCGAGAAGGTGCTGTTCTCGAGCGAATGACCCGGTGAGGTTTCCTCGGTCAGCGGTTCAAACAACCGATTCTGACCGAGGAGACGCAAAATGGCATCGCTCAACATGTCGAGCTTCAGCTCGGCGCTCAAGATTCTCTACCCTGACTCGCTCGAGGAGGTCTGGTTCCCCGAGGCGCCGTTCCTGGCGTGGGTTCCGAAGGCCTACGACTTCGAGGGTTCCAGCAAGCAGTCGAACGCGATCATCAGCGGCATCCGTGGGTCGACGGACTTCAGCACGGCGCTCAACGGCAAGTCGACGCCGAGCCTCGTGAAGTTCAACGTGACCCGCAAGAAGGACTACGTCATCGGCTCCATCGACAACGAGACGATGATGGCCTCGGCCTCGAACCGTGGCGCCATCGCGAAGGCCATTAAGACCCAGGTCGACGCGGCTGCCTACGAGTTCGGCCGGTCGGCTGCGTTCCAGTGTTGGGGCGATGGTAGCGGCGTGCGCGGCACCGTCGCGTCGTTCGTTGCCATGACCGGCGTCATCACGCTGACCGACCGTCGCGACTGTGTAAAGTTCGAGGTCGGCATGGTGCTCCAGAACAAGTCGGCGGCTGGCGTCATCGCGGCTGGCTTTCTGACTGTGACCGCTGTTGACCTCGACGCTGGCACGCTCACTGTCACGCTCGGTGGCGGCGCGCCAAACCCTGCGGCTACCGACCTGCTCGGGCGCGACGGCGACTTCGTGGCCGGTGTCGGCGCCTCGAACTGCCTTTCTGGCGTGTTCGCGTGGATCCCCGTCGCGGCTCCCGGTGTGGCCGACAACTTCTTTGGCGTTAACCGCTCGGTCAACCCGAGCCGTCTCGCCGGCACTCGCGTCAAGGGCGGCGCCAAGACCATCGAGGAAGTCATCTTCGACGCTCTCGGTCGTGGTCGCACGGCCGGCGGCAAGTTCGACACGCTGTGGATGAACAGCGAGCGCGCTGCCGAGCTGCAGAAGTCGATGCAGGCCAAGGCGTTTGTCGACGTGCAGAGCGCCGGCAAGGCGAAGGTCGGCTTCCAGGGCTTCCAGCTCGCGACGCCGCAAGGTCAGATCATGGTCTTGGACGACCCCAGCTGCCCGTACGCCTACGGCCTGCTGACCAAGCGCGACGCGTGGGAGTACCCCTCGCTCGGCGACGCTCCGCACTTCGCCGAGGAGGACGGTCGCAGGTTCCTTCGCGAGTCGACCTCGGACGGCATCGAGTTCCGCCTCAAGGCTTACTCGAACCTCATCTGCCAGCGTCCTATCGACAACGTCCTCATCGACTTCGACGGCGTGTGATGAACGCGTGACCAACTGAAAGGAAAAGACAATGCCTATCAAGCCTTCGACCGACTTGGTCAAGCAGTTCGCGCACACCATTACGACCGGTCAGGACGACCTCGACTTTGCCCTGCGACAGAAGAAAGTCGTGGTCCGCATCCCTGCCGTTACCGCCGCTTCGATGCCCGTCGAGCTCCCGTTGCTCACGACCGACGAGGCAATCACGATTTCGTCCGTGACGTTCATCGGCGACGCAGACACGGTGGCGAACAACACCGACTACGACACGCTGTCCGTCGCCGCTGGCGACCTCGTGGCCGGCGCTCTTGGGTCTGCCATCTGCTCGGCCGACACTCGAGCGGCGAGCCTCAACGGGCCTGCGAAGCTGGTGCGTAAGAGCATCGGAAGCGGCCTCTCGTCCTCGGTGGCCGCGTCTCAGCGCCTTTGCCTCTCGGTCGCCAAGGCCGGTTCGGGCAAGGACCTTTCGGCCGGCGTCATCGAAATCACCTACAAGGTGCAGTGATGGCAACGACCGCAAAGGGCATGTACAAGCCGTACTCGCATCATCGGGGCGAGACGGTGGGCGCCATCAGCATCACGCTCAACGCCTCGCCCACTGTGGCTTCTGACCCTGGCGGAATCGTCCAGAGCGTCAGCAAGACCGCGATGGCGACCGGCGTTTACGTCGTGACGCTGAAGCGCAACTACTCGCGCATCCTGGCGACCGGATGCAACACGAGCGCGACCAACGCGCTCCTTCGCGACGCCAAGATCACGGCCATTGCGGCCGGTGGCACCTCGGCGAACACGATCACGATCACTGCTACGACAAAGGCAGGCGTTGCCGACGATTCCGCTGGGACCGTCGTCTCGCTCGGCCTTCACCTGTACGACTCGTGACGGCTAGGAGGTCTGCATGACTGCGACTGCCACGCTTTCCGACATGCGGACACGTGCCCGCGAGCTCGCGGACATGCAGACCTCCAATCAGGCTCAGGCGTTCATCACCGACGCCGAGCTGGACCGGTACCTCAACCGGCACCTCAAGCAGCTCTATCAGAAGCTCATCATCACGCGTGGCGACGACTACTACGCCACCAGCGCGACGATTACCTCGGTCGCAGGCCAGGCCACCTACGCGCTCCCGGCCACGTTCATGGCCCTCTTGAACGTCAGCGTGAGCGACGGCACGAGGGTGGTCATGGTGCCGAGGTTTAATTTGAAGGAGTGGGCGAACCTCCGCTATCTCCAGAACCTCACGACGAACGATATGGGTCTGTTCCGGTACCGGCTCATGTCCTCGAACATCGAGGTGCGGCCGGCGCCAGTCACGACCGCGTACACGTTCACGTTGCACTACTTGCCAGCGTTCCAGCAGCTCGTGAATGCGGGCGACACGTTCGACGGCGTCAACGGCTGGGAAGATTGGGCGTGCTACGGCGCGGCCATCGACATGCTCAACAAGGAGGAATCGCTCGAGCAGGCCCAGGCTCTGATGCTCGTGCGACAGCAGCTCGACGCGCAGATTGACGCGCTCGCCGGTAACCGTGACGCCGGCATGCCCGAGGTCGTCGGCGACGTGATGCGCGACTGGCTCGACCTGGGCGTCTACGGACGCCGCAACGACTGGCGGTGGTAGCCATGCCGCCGCGTGCCTTCGTGTTGCCCAAACAGGGCGTCAGGCCCGAGACGGACAGCTACGCCAAGTCGGCGCTGCAAGACGCGGTGCAGGCAGCTCAGCGCAACGCCAACACGGTGCCTTGGAGCGACGGCAAGCTGATCAAGGATGTAGTCGTTCCGGCGCTGTCGTACTTCCTGCTCGCTCATGGCCTCGGTCGGACGCCTGCGGGATGGATCGTCGTTCGCGCTGTCGGCTCAAACGCGATCATCGTGACGGATGCCGCTGACATCACGGCTGATACCATCCGCCTGTTCAACTCGAGCGGCCTTTTCAACGCAACCGTCGACCTCTGGGTGTTCTGATGCCTCGTCAGCTCCTACAAATTCCGCTGAATCGCGGCATCGACCAGACGCTTGACGAGTGGCTTCGCCAACCTGATTCGCTCGCCGTTGCGCTGAATGGCTACTATCGGCGCAACAACGCCCTGACAAAGCGTCATGGGTTCACAGCGCTACCGACGCAGACATTCGGTGGCCCCGCAACGCCTGGAACCTACGGCACTCCGAAAGGCCTGTTCTCGACTGGCGAGGAGCTGTGCATCCGTGGCCATCGTCAGCTTTACGCTGCGACCACGGCAAACCCGCAGCTCGGCATCACCTGGTGGACGAAAGGCGACCTGTCGCCGTTTACGGGCCGTCAGCGTGGCTTGTTTTCCGATTCGCGCTCGGTTGGCTCGTGCGACGTTGCCGTGACGCCTGGATTCGTTGGCTCGGCCGTCACGACCTACAACCAGGCGAACTCGGGCACTGACTACGACACGTCGTTGATCTGGACGCTGGAAACGACGGATGGCGAGGTGCTCCAGAATCGCCAGGTCATTTTGAATGACCCATCCAGCACAGCTCAGCAGCTCAACATCACCGGATGCCGAGTCGTAAACGATGACACGGCGGCTGGAGGAGCTCCCGCGCTGTTCCTCGGCGTGCAACTTGAGCCAGTGGCCCCCGCAGTAACCGCAACGCTTAGGTGGTATCGCTGGCAGGCGACGGCGCTAACGACGCTGCCACAGCAAGTCATTCAGCATACGGACATGATCCGTCCTGACTACTACTACAACTGGAGGCACTACGACGCGTGCCCCGGACCAAACAATAGCGGTTGGGGTTATGCGTACTGCAGGCAGACCAGCGCTGGCGGCGCGCCGTTGACAGGCACTCTCGAGGTCTACAGCAAGTCGAACATCGCCACGAATGCCACGATCAGCATCCCTGCGCCTGCGCCATACGACTACTGGCTAGCGTGCTCGCTGGTTTACGGTGCGCTTGGGCAGCAATGGTACGTGGTCGGCCTGGCCGTCGACACGGCGACCAACAACCGTGCCGTCATCCTGTATGCGCTGAACACAACGACCCTTGCTGTCACTTGGGGGCCAGTCGTCGTGCAAACCAGCGCAGTCGGTCGCCTGTGGGGCCCTAGCGTTGTCGAAGGCTCCGACAACAGCGGCAATTTCCGCGTCGTCGTCAGCTACTGTCGACGCATCGTTGACGCGAGTTCAACGGCAGATTTCCCATCCGTTGAACACGCTCAATATTCGACGCTCGGCGTCATCGTTGCCCCTGGCTTGTATCCTAAGATCCGCAACACCGAGCCGCTGTCAAAGCCGTGGTTCCACGGCGGCAGGTGCTACCAGGCGATGCGCTTTGTGGCACAGCCAAGTGCCGGAACGTTTGGCGTTGATGGCTACAGCGGCGAAGCCATTGTTGATCTCGGGATTGGCGACACCGAATCGGCTGGTCCGCCTCCGGTCGCTCGCATTCCGCGCATCGTGGGACGGTACGACTTTGGAGCGATGGCAGCCTACAACACCGTCGCGCAGATTGAAGGCAGCCTGCAACAGGTCACGCGAGAGCCAACGGCATCGACGCGCTATCGCTACGCGACCGAGCGCATGGTGCTCAACTCTGGCGCCCAGGTGGTCGAGCAGCTCATCGCGTCGGATGAGATTGCGCTCGACTTTGCCGGCGTCGTCACTCAAGCGGCAACGACTCGAGGAACGGCCACGCTAGGAGGCGGCCTTGTCAATTGGTACGCCGGAGCGGTCACCGAGGAGCTTGGCTGGATTAGCTCGCCGTTCATTGTATCGCTAACGGCCGTGGCGCATGGGTCTGGAACGCTTGCGGCCGGGACGTACACCTACGTGACGTATCTTGAGAGCTGGGACGAGCAGGGCATGCTTACCCGCTCGTTGCCGTCGCCACCCGCTCAAGTGACATTTGCTGGCGGCGGTGGCGCAAATGCTGTGCAGCTCGACATCACGACGCTTGGCCCGACAAGTCGTTATGGCAAGCGCAGGTTTGGCCTCGGCGTGTTCCGAGCTGGCAGCGATGGCGTGTTCCGCCGATGCATGGAGCCTGGGCACCTGCTACTCGACAGCGAGGCGTTCAACCTGTTCTACCCGCTGCCCATCGACCGTGGCGAAACCTACGACGTGCTCTACACGCAGGGAGGAGCCGAGCTGGAAGCAGCCGGCCCAGACGGCGCCGCTTTCGTTTCTACGACGAGCAAGCGCGTCTGGCTTTCTGGTTTCTTCCGCCGCGACCGAGTGGCCTACTCGAAGGGCTACGACCCGAGCACAGCGAACGAATATGCGCTGGCTCCTGAGTACAACGATGCGTTTGCGTTCCTGCTCCCAGGTGGCGAAAACGTTACGGGCATGGCCGAGCTCGACGACAAGGTGATCATCTTCACCAAGTCGAATATCTACGCCATCGCGGGCAATGGCCCCGATGACGGTGGCCGAAACAACGACTTCAGTGGGCTTCAGCTCATCGCATCGGACACGGGATGCGTCGATGCGCGCAGCGTAGTCGCTACGCCGCTCGGCGTATTCTTCCAGTCGCCGTCTGGCATGTTCGTGCTCGGGCGCGACCTGGCGCTCGACTACATCGGCGCAGCCGTGCGCGATATCACTGACGTGTACACCGAGGTGACGAGCGCCGTGCTCGTGCCCGCCGCGAATCACGTTCGGTTCACGCTGCGACAGAGCGGCGAGAGCGGAACAATTCTGATCTTCGACTTTGATCAGAAAGCCTGGATTCAGTGGACGCCACAGCGCACCGTTGGCGTCGCGGCGCTGCCGCTTAACATGGTCGGAGCATGCTTGCACCAGGGCACGTACTACGTGCTCGCATCGGATGGCACGGTCTTCCAAGAGGACGCGTCCACCTACTTCGACGACGGCACTATCTACGTGCCGATGCGAATCGAGACTGGGTGGCTGCAGGCAACGAACCAGTCGGGATGGCAGCGCATCCGGCGCATCGCGGCGCTGTGCCGCCAGCAAGACGCGCACGAGCTGACGATTTTCCTCTACCAGGATTTCGAGACTATCAGCTCGCAGTCGTTCACCTGGAATCACGCCACAATTTCGGCGCAAAAGCTGACCGAGCTTGTTGAAATGCACGTCGCCAGGCAGAAATGCACCTCGTTCCGAATTGTGATTCAGGACGCGGTTGCCACGGGTGACACAACGACCGGTCAGGGGTACGATTGCACCGGCTTCGCCGTGGAACTCGGCGGCAAGGCTGGCCTCTACAAGCCGGGACCACAGCAGAGGAACTGACCATGGCCGAAGACGAACTTGCCAAGTATCGAGCCGAAGCCGAAGCGCGAACGGCGGGCGTTTACGGGACCGGATACGAGCAGGACTATCGGCGCCGTCAGATGGCGCGGTACGCTCAGGAAATCCCGCTCGCGCAGCAGCTCGTGGAAGCGGCGCAGGCTGGCGAGATGCGCGCCGGTCAGCAGATGGCGCTCGGTCAGGTCGCGGCACAGCAGGCGCAGGCAAGCGTCGGCGGTCAGAACCCCATGGCAGCGCGTCAGGCCATGTATGGCGCCGGTCAGGCTGCTTATGGTCAGTCGGCGCAGGCGGCGCAGGCCGGCCAACAGGAACTCGAGCAGGCGCGCAACGAGGCTCTCGGAGCGCAGATGCGGCAGGTTGGCTACAGCCAGCAGCTCGCGCAAGAGGAGCTGCGGCGCAGGATGATGATTCAGCAGGCGCAGCAGGCCTATCAGCAGGCAGCGGCTCAGGAGGCGGCTGCCGAGCAGGCGCGAACGACCCAGCTCGTGATGGGTGGCCTTTCAGCGCTCGGAAGCGCTGGTGGAGCGGCGGCGCAGACGTTCGGAAAGCCGGGAGGCTGAGCGATGGCAACGCCCGGACAAATCTACGAACAGCAACTCGCGATGCAGGAACAGCAACTCGCGATGCAGCGCATGCGAGAGCAGCGCGAAGACCTTGGAGCGCGTCAGCAAGCTGAAGGCTCCTACGAAGCTGCCATGGGCATGCTGCGCCCGCCGCAGCTTCAGCCAGGCCAAAAGTCGATGGCCGGCCCCGAGGGCCAGCTTTGGCGCGGCGTGCAGGCTCAGCAGCGCGCCGGCCAGGTCGCGGCAAACGTGCGCGGGTTTAACCCGCTCGCGGCTCGAGCGGCAGCTCAGAGCGGTGCGGAGATTGAATCGCAGGCTCGCGGAGCAGCGATGGGCATCCGCGAGGCTGACGAGGCGGCGCGACAGGCTGCCATGTTGCGGCTCACGCAACAGCGTTCGCAGTTCGAGCAGCAGCAGACCGGCCTCGAAACTCAGGCGATGCAACAGCAGCTTCAGGCGCAGGCCTTCCAGGCGCAGATGGAAGCCGAGCAGCGCGCCAGGGCTGCCGAGCAAGAGGCCGCTATCGGTTCCGGTGTCCTTAACACCGTCGGCCAGGTCGGCGGCGCTGCGATCATGGCGCTGAGCGACGAGCGCCTGAAGAAAGACATCGAAACGGCAACCGGCGGGAGCGTGGACGACCTCATGGCAAAGCTCGGCAGTGGACGTAAGTATGTGGTTTCGGATGAGGGAAACGCAGCCGAGTTCTCGGGCGAGTACGGCGACCCGGCGAACCCGCGCACGGCGCTTGTCTACACGGGTGACAGGCCGGTGTTGCCCCAGTATCGGGCCGTGAATGGCCGCTCGCAGTTCGACCGCGACATGGCAGCGTTCATGGCCGAGAAGGAGGCCGAGGACGAGGCCGAGCGGCGCCAGGCCGTGATGGATATGTACGACCAGGCCGAGGACGAAAGCAACGCAGCCGCAGCTCAGCGTCGTGCGCTCGACTTCTCTCGGTCTGGCATCGCGATCACCGACATCGGTGAAGGCGGACCGCCTCCCGAGCAGCGTATCAGCTACGGCACCGTCGTGCCTCGCGAAGAGTTCCGGCCGCAGGTGCCGACGCGTGCTCCGATGGAAGTCGAAGCGCGGTCGTTTGCTCAGCCGTTCACGGCCGGCCCGAGCGCGGCCGAGCGTGCCGAGTTCGTGCGGCGCATGACCGAGGGCGCCGAGGCTGCGAGGCCTGCTACCGAGCGCGCGCTTGCGTCAATGCTTGGTGCGCCGCCTCGAGGTCGTGTCCGAGAGGTGCCGGCGACGTATGAGGACGCGGCCCGCGCTAAGCGCCGTCAGCAGCTCCAGAGCGCGCTCGAGTCGCTCGGACCGGCTGCGGACCGGACGATGCAGGGCATCCGCCCGGTGTCGTTCGAGTACGCGCCGCAGGTGGGCCAGCCGGGCCCGAAGTTCGGCGTCACGGCGCAGGAGCTCGAGCGCACGCCGCTTGGGCGCGGCATGGTGCGCGAGACGCCGGCAGGAAAGGCCATCGACGTGGGCCAGGCCACTGGGGCCATCCTCGGCATGCTGGGTCGCGTGAATGAGCGTCTTCGCAAGGTGGAGGGCAAGTAGCCATGGCTGACGGAGTCATTGCCGATGCGGCGATGCCAGCCCAACAGGGATGGGCGGTCGGAGATGATAGGTCGGTTTTGACCCGTCCAATTGGCGAGCTTCCCATTACGCGTGGGTCATGGTGGACGACGCCAACGCCTAGGCCCGCTGGATATGTGGAGCCGACGTCTGCAAGCTCTGGTGCTGGCCCTGGATTCATGGGGGCGCCTGGTGAAGCGCTTGGACGTTTGGCAGAAAGGCAGGCGCAATTGGAGGCGCAGGCCACGCCACCAACGCAGACCGACTACATTACGCCATGGGCCGTTAAACCGGAGGAGCTGCCAGTGCAGGCGTGGCGCGGTGCTCCTGGGCCAGCATCGCAGCGACCGATGCCTGCGCCATCTACGCAGCCTCGACCCGTTGTAGGCGGTGGCATGGCTGGCGGCGGCGGCATGGCCGGCGGCGGGCTGCGCCAGCCGTCGTCGCTGGACTACGTTGCCGAGCAGCTCAGGCAGCAAGGCGCGCAGGCCGGAGCCGAGGGACAGTACCAGCTCGCGGTGACCGGCATCGAGGCGCAACAGCAGGCGCAGATTGCCGAGGCCGAGGCGCAGGCGCAGCGGCAGCGCGAGCAGGCGTTGCAGGAATTCCAGGCGCGTCAGGCTCAGTACGAAGCCGACCAGGCCAAGCGGCAGCGCGAAGTCGAGGAACTGTCGGCCGATGTCGCGGCGACGAAGATTGACCCGGCCAACTACTTCTCGCAGCAGCCGGCATGGGCGAAGGTGCTGTCGCTGCTATCGGTTGCGGTCGGCGGGTTCGCCCAGGGCTACACGCGAGGGCAGCTCAGGAACACGGCGCTCGACATGATGAACGACGCCATTGCGCGAGATATCGACGCGCAGAAAGCGAACCTCGCAGCGAAGCGTGCGAGCGTATCCGAGAAGCAGTCGCTCTACGCTCAGGCGAGGCAGAAGTTTGGCGACGACCAGTCGGCCTACCTGTTTGCCGATGCGCGCATGAGCGATGCCGTCGCGAATGCCGCTCGACGGTTCGCCGCAGAGGCTCGAGGTGCCGAGCAAAAAGAGCGTGCGACCATGATCGCTCAGACCTTCGAGGCGAAGGCCAAGGAGTCTGATGCAAAGGTCGGCGAACTGTTCGCGCGACAGCGTGAAGCCGCAGCCGCTGCGGCAGCTCGTGCCGCCGCTGGTCCGACGCTGGCCCAACAAGAGCAGCTTGCACGCCTCGAAAAAATTAAAGCAGAAACGCGAAAGATTGCCGCCGAGGCTGCGGCTGAGTCTGGCGCCGAAGGAGTTGTGACAGGCAAGCGAGCGGCTGAGCTGCAGTCGCGCTACGTGCCTTCGCTTGGAATGGTGGCCGGAAGTTCAAAGCAGGCCGACGACCTGAACGAAGGGTTTGCGGCCGTCGACCGGACGAAGCAGGTGCTTGGAGAGATGAAGCGCTTGCGACTTGAGGGCGCGACAGGGGGATTTGGCGCAGACGCAGCGCGATATGAAGCGCTACGAACGGACGCGATTGCATCTATCAATCGAGCAGCAAAACTCGGAGCGTTGGACCGAGGCACGCTTGAGTTGCTTGAAAAAAGTATTCCAGAGTCGGCGCTGTTCAGTTCAGATACAAAGGCTGCAGCAAAACTCGACGCGGCAAGCCAGGTGCTTGATGTTGGCCGTGCCGCGCAGATCCGCAATACGCCGCTGGTGCCGGCGCAAATGGTGGCGACTCCTCAAGGGCCAGCCTTCCAATTCACTCCAGGTCAAACCAGCGGACCTACCGGCATCAAGCCCAGGTGAAGCGTGGCTGAACCGATCAAGGGCTATGACCAGCTCGGCAACCGGGTAAGCATCCCGGCCGATCAACTCGCGGCAGCCGAGCGCGAAGGCTATCGCGTCGCCACGCCCGAGGACTTGGCACTTGAGGTCGCTCGAGACAAGTACGGCGGCATCCCCGGCGAGGTCGGAGCCGCTGTCACAGGCGCGCTTAGTGGCGCAACCCTTGGCCTGTCGGACGTGGCGCTCGCCAAGCTTGGAGCCGACGAGGCGATCAAAGCCTACCAGACGCTTCCAGAGCTGCAGACCACGCGGTTTGCCGGTGAATTGGTCGGCGGCATCGCGCCAGCGCTGCTGACCGGTGGCGAGACGGCAGCGGCGAAGATTGCGACGACCATCGGAAAGCCGGCGCTGCTTGCCGAGCGCGCTGGTCAGGCTGCCGTGGCTCGCCTCGGCCTGGCCGGCGCCGAAGGCGTGGCCGGAACGGCTGGACGATGGGCGGTACAGGCCGGCGTCGAGTCGGCTATTCAGGGCATCGGGCAAGAGACCGCGCGGTTGGCGGTTGATAACCAGCTCAGCGGCGAGAAGCTCGGCCAAATTGCGGGCGCAGGCCTCGTGTCGGGGCTGGCTGGCGCTGGCATTGGTGGCGCGCTTGGTGCGCTTGGCGGCGGCGCGAGGAGCATCGCGCGCAAGGCTGCCGACACGTTCATTCCGCCAGACATCGAAGCATCGGAGTGGGGCCCGCGACTGAAGGAGGCGCTCTACAGCGCCAGCGCGAAGCTGAAGGGCGTCGACCCCGATGCGGCACGAGCTATCGCGCGCGACCCGGAGCTCGAGCGCATCGCGCTTGATGCGAAGGACTACCGCGCCAACATCATCGAGGGAAAGCAGGCTGGACCGCTCGAGCGCCGCGTGGCCCAGGCGAATTCACAGCAGGTGCTGATTAATGAGCTGTGGGACGCAAACGAGCGTGCCGCAGACCTTGTCCGAGACGGCTCGCTAAAGTTCGACCTTGTGGCCGAGCACATCGGGAACGACCTGGCCGCGCAGCGAGCGGCGGTGGCCGAGCAGATCGCGACCATTCGCGGCTCGGTTCAAGAAATGCTGGACGCCGGAAAAGACCAGTTTTCGCAGACTGGACTTAAGAAGCTGACGGCGCAGCTCGACAACGCCGAGGAAAAGATCGCTAGCGCCATCGGCGCATCCGACGAGGGCGTGCAGCTCATGCAAATCCTCGACGTTGACCTTAAGCGCGAGTTCGGAAAAGTCCGCAAGGGGTTTAGCAAGGCTACCAACGATGCGGCGGCAATCCGCACAATGGAACGCCTCGGAGACGTTTACGAGGGCCTCCGCACAACGCTGGAAAGCAAGGCAGTCTGGGGCGACATCGCCGACTTTCAGCGGCAGCTGAACGCTCCACTTACGCGCGCGTTCTCGGTTGATGACGCGTTCATGAACAACTGGTTTGAAAAGACGCCATTCGGTCGCCATCCAACCGACCCGTGGCGTCAGGGTCGCATCGTCAGCCCAACGAAGATCGAAGCTAACGCACTCGCAGCTACCAAGCCAGGAACAGACACGGCCGACCTGTCGCTACGCCGCGCACTCAGTGACCAGAAAGAGTGGCAGGCAAAGATGCTCGAGTTTGGCGACTTTTCGGCCGCTCCGGGCATGCGCGAGGTGCTTGAGCAGAATCAGGCGCGCATCACGAAGATCCTCGATAACCAAGACAAGTTGATCAAGGCAGCTCGCGCCGAGGACTTCCTAAACCAGTGGCAGGGCGGAAACGATTCGTTTGGGGCCATGCTTGCCGGCGCAGCGGTGGCGAGTGGCTCGCCGCTCGTGGCGCTGTTCGCGCCGATGCTGAAACCGCGCCTGATGATGCGCGGCGCACAGGCGGTGGAGGGCATCGCTAACCAGGCAAACGGGCGCATCGGTTCGGCAGTCGGCCGAGCTGCAAAGTCGATTAGCGATGGCGCCGTCGCGGCAGCCGAGCGCGTACCGGTCGCAGGCGCCACGGCCGTCCGATACGAGGAGCGGTCGAAGCGCGTGCGCGAGCTCCAGGCGCAAGCGCCAGCGGTGCGCGCGAAGCTCGAGCAGGAAACCGCGTGGCTAGGCGAAACGGCTCCGGTTGCGCGTCAGGCCGCAATCTCCACGGCGCTCAGGCAGCTCGACTACCTTTCGAGGAACATGCCGCCTGGCCTTGCGGCTGCGACGCCGTTTGCGCCGAGGCTCCCGCCGTCGCGTCAGCAAATGCAAGCATGGCTAGCTCGCGTGCGCGCCGTCGAGAACCCGACCAGCATCCTCGACGACCTGGCCGAGGGCAAGCTCACGCCAGAAGCCATCGACGCGGTGCGCGAGGTCTATCCCGAAACGTTCGCTGACATGCAAGCAAAGGTCGTCGACAAGCTGTCGGCGCTGGAGTCGAGCGGCAAGCGGCCAAGCTACGCGCAGCGCATCCAACTCGGCCTTTTGCTTGGCATTCCAACTGACCCGCTGATGGCCCCAGAAACGCTCCGAGCTATCCAGGGCCAGTACCAGGCCACGCCTGGCGCCGAGCGCGCTGGAATGGCCACGCCGCAGCCGCAAAAGGCTCCCAATTTCGCCGCAGCATTCCGCAGCGGCTCAGCAGAACTCGAGGAACGACAATGAGCGCCACGCCATACCTGTACAGCTCGCCCGATTTCGTGAACTACGCCGCCATCGGCGCCGACGTTGACCTCATGGCCAGCGACCCGAAAGGCCAGAACCGCATGTGCCGCCGCATCTTGTGCAACGGGCCGGCGATTGGCGCGGCTTTCGCGCTCGTGCTTCAGCGCGGCGACGGAACCAACGTCACGACGAGCATCGTGGGAGGCCAGTCCATCGAGGTGCAGGCAAAGAAGATCATCGCGGCCGGCACGACGGCGACGAACCTGCTCGTCCACTGGTGACGGGCAGACCGAAACCAGCTACCCTCACTTCGCGGCGCCAATGCTCTCGATTTCCATCGACCTCGTTTCGCCGCACTGGCTCCTAGGAGACGGCATGGCCTGGCAATCGTACACGTTCACCGCAGCTCAGCTCGCGGCGGCTGCGCTGACCAATACGGTTACGCTGACCGCGCTACCGGCAAAAACGGTTGTGCATGCTGTCGTGATCAAACACTCGGCAGCGTTCGGCGGCGGAACCATCGCGACTTACACGGTGGCGGTCGGCATCACTGGCAGCCTCGCGAAGTACGCCACGGCCTTCGATGTGTTCCAGGCGCCAGGCGCAGCGGTGGCACAGGTGTCGAGCGGCGGCGCTGATGTCGAGTCGTTCACGGCATCGGCCAACCTGCTGTTGACCGCGACGGCGACGGGCGGAAACCTCAACACAGCCACGACCGGTAGCGTGACGGTCTGGGTACTCACCTCGGTGCTGCCATGACGATTCGCGAGACGAAGACCGACGAGTGGACGCTGGTCAGCTCAGCCGGAAACGGCGTGCGCTGCTACCAGCTCGCGGCGACGCAGACGTTTTGGACGAACGTCGGAAGCACGAACGCGCTGATCATTCAGCCTGGCCTCGCGACGCAGAATGGCATCGTGGCGTTCAGCGACGGCTCGCAGGATATCGGAAGCGCATCGGGTCGCTATCGCGACATCTACCAGCGGCGCGCGTTCGTGAAAGACCACGCTGCGTTCACTGGCTCCGAGCTGGTGACGACCACGTCAGCAGTCCAGACCACGACGGCGACCACGACGACGCTGTGGA